AGTTGATCGCTGAACAAAGTAAATGGCAGAGCAGTTGTACCCACCGTGATAGCAGCGGTTTGCGACAGAATGAACGAACTACCTGAATTTGTAGCCCCCGCCGTGACAAAGAAGTATGCGTTGTTGGCAATTTCGCCAGCAGCAGCTTGGTCGAAGTCTGTAGCGCGAGTCAAGATATACGGAAGGATTCCGCTACCTGCTTGGGTGACGGTGTATGCGCCGTTGTTGGCCTGAACAACTTCATCTTTGACCAAGATGCGCTGAGACGCAGTAACAGCATTACCATCCACAGAAAGTGCGCCGTTGGCAACTGCGGTTAGTGTTGCTCCAACACCCAATGTGCCGTTGTTGTAAGTGTTTGCTGGAAGCGCGGCAGCAGTTGCATAAACAACCGCTGGATGTACCGTAAATCCTGTAGAAACAGCCGCATCAACATACTGCTTAGTGGCTGCTTGTAAGTTTAATGTGGGGTTTGCATTGAGCAATACAGTTGAGCCAAATGTTGCTGCGCCTGTAACGCCTAGAGTGGTACTAACAGACAATCCAGCTTTCGTAGTTACCAACTTACTTGTTTTATTGATCCGAACAGCCTCATCAGCTATAGCTACTCCGCCAGCAAACAGCACCACGTCATTTGTTGCGCTACCTATGATTAACTCGCCGCCGTCGTTATATACGTAGCCCGAGCCGGGTGTAAATATGGGGTATGCAACCTCAGTGTAGTTGGAACTAGCAATCCCCATGTCAATGAAGTTGTTTGTGCCGTCACCAAGGTTGTTATACGCTACGATGTCTGTAGAGGCGCTTGATCCATTATTAAGATTCTGGGCATACAACTGAGCAAACGAATTTACATTTGCGTACATTTCCGCCAAAGCAGCGCCAAATGTGGTGTAGCTTGTAACCCCTGTACCAATAACGGTCAATGGCCCCCCGTCAATTAAGACGTTGCCACCAATTTCTTCGTAGATTGCTTTCTCAGCAGGATAAGTACAGAAGACATCTTTATCGCCTGCACCAAAAGAAATCTTTGCCCCTGCCGCGCTGGAAGAAAAAATTGTGTTGCGAGTTAGTGTGGGGCCAGCAGCTATGTACTGCCCGTATCCAACTTCCCAATCTCCAGTAGCGGGGTCAACAGCGGCATAGTACGTGTAGTTGTTGTTGCCAATGGTGGCAAAAGTCTGGTAGCCTGAAGGCGCTCCGCCCAAAGTAAAGTCGGACGTACCGGTAGTTGTCGATGCGACTTTAACTCTATCTTTTACGACAATTGCCATGATTAGCCCTGCGTTTTCACATTCTGCCAAGTGGTAGATTGTGCGTTGTTGATTTCTGACCAGCCCGGGGTTTGCACATCATTGATGACCGCCCAATTTGCAGTCTGTGCATCATTGATTAGCTCCCAAAGCAACCGTGCAAATATCTGGTCAGCAGCCACCGCGCTTTCGTTAATGGTAACAAAAAACGTACCAATTGGGAAGGAGGAATCCGATCCGGTAGCTGTCTCACTGATAATTGCGCCAAAAGTAGACGAGGCTACCAAAACACTATCGTTGGCGGTAGAGCCCTCTGCAATTGACGCAAGAAAGTCTACTAGCGCAGATACGGTTTCTAAGTTGGCAGTCGCTGACTCACTGACTGCCGCAAAAAATTCAGAGCCTGCCACTGAAACAAAGTCCGTTCCGGTTACGATCTCCGATATGACTGTAGCAAAGCCTTGTATAGTTGACGTTAACTCTGCTGCTGTTGCAGACTCAGACACAGATGCGCCAACCGCCCGACCCGATGTAGTTTGCGCAGTAAACGGCGCTCCGGCAAAGGCAATATCAGCAAACACACTTTAGGCAGCGTCGAGGCTGAATGTGTAAGTTACGTTCAAAGTGTCACCAGCCGCTACAGTGCGGTCTCCGGGCGACTGAAAGTCAGACTCAGAAAACAACACGCCCGATGTACCGCTAGACACAGTACACAAGAAAGCTCCCGCCACAACGCCACCTGCACCAGAAATGGTAAACGCAGAAGGTGCCGCTGAGTTGCTGATAACGGATGGGTCTGCGGTTGTGGCCGTGCCAAAAGTTACAGCTTTGCGTGCGCCAGCGTAGTTAGTAAACTCTGTCCATGACTTGGATGCCAACGTGTCAGCAGCGGCAAAGGTTGTACCTGAACCGGGGCCAGTAATCAAGCCGAGGTAGAACGCAGCAGTGTATGTAGATCCCTTGAAATACTGGGTGTTCATGCTCTGCAAGCCTTCATTAACCACAAGATTGGGCTGTGAGGTTTCCCACTTCAAGTTGCCGTCTTTGTCCAAGCACTGAACATGGAAAACACCGCCGGCGCGACTGCCTTCTGTAGAACCTGTACGAGCAATCAAACCTGCGCTGACGGTATCTGTTGATGCTGCTTTTTCGTTGAACATGGTCGCTCCTTATGCGATGCGGATGATTGCTGTTGTGTCGGTAGCAGCGGGAAACTGCACTACAAATGTGGTTGTTGAAGTCTTGTTCGCGCCAAAGTCCAGCACGCACACAGCGCCGTTGTCTCCAGCCTTGTAAATCAAAGCGCCGCGAGCCGTGATAGCGCCTGTCCATGAGGCATTTGCAAACGAGAAGTACGCTGTTGTGTTTGGTGCATTGCCTGTAGTTGGCACTTGGCTTATCGTAAGCAACTGCCCACCAGCCGTATACCCAGAAGCCACAACCTCGCCCGTAGTCGTATAAGCCGTGGTAGAGGCATCAAGAGTGGCCTCATTGGTATAGAGCGCAATGTAGAAGCTTCCAGACGTGAAGTTAAACGTGCCGTTCAGCAAGCCTGTACGAAACGTATTGCAAGAGTAGTTGCCCGTAAATGCCATCAACGCACCCCATTATTCTGAGGCAACGGCGCTTGACGGTACTGGCCACTACGGTAAGCATCGCTACGCTCCATACCATCGCCAAGACGAGATGCCATCGCAAGTGCTTCCATGTATTTCTGGTTATAGCCTGCAATGATGTCGGCCTCACCCTTCATAAACGTATACGCCTCAACCAGTGAGCCGTACAACAACACAGAATCAAAATTATCGCCAAGCCATGTCTGACCAGAAGCAGCGGTAGTGATTGACTGCGGGTAATAGTAATAGTGAAGCTCAACTGTGTAGGTTGAGTCCGGTGTTGGGCCAAGAATAAAGCTCAACTCATTGGTAATGACGGGTGTCGCATCGTTTGTTGTTGTCGGGCCAAACAACGCGTAGTACTTGGGGATGGCTGTATCTGTTGGCGTTGGGTATGCCTGACGAATGAAGTTGACATCTTTGTTTAACAAATACTCATACGCGCCCGTAGCATCTATAACCGCCAAGGAATATGCGGATAGAAAATCATTAGGGCAAGACAAGTACTTGTTGCCTGTGCTTGTCACGCCTGTCACGTTCTTACGAAGAGATGGGAACTGAACCGTGTTGTAGATGCGCTGCTCAGCCTGCGTAATGAAGGTGTTCAACTGAGTCGTTGAGGACACAGTTGCTCCACTCGCAAGGTACGTCTCCGGGAACGTGTTCTCGGTGTATGACTGAATAGCGGCAATCAACTCGGTGTAGGTCATGCCATCGGGCCTCGTGCCATTTTGCCTTTGGTCTGAGCTTTACCGCCGCGCACAACAATCCCAGAAGTCTTCATGGGAGGGTAGTCTTGGCTGCGTGTGTTGGCCACAGAAACATTGGCCTTGCGCATTGTTTCTTTTGCAGGCTCTTCACCAACGATCACGTTGGCTATTTTTGTGGGTTGTTTGTAGGTGGTCATGTTACTTACCCCGACCAGCACTGCGCTGATTAACAATCTTGGCCATGTTGCGGCCATACTTCAGCATGTCGCCGTTGGTCTTGCCGCCAGCCTTGAGCTTGGTCATGGGCTTGCCGGGGTGCATGGCTTTCTCGTGCTTATGCACTGCGCCAGCAACCATCTTTTTGTCTTGAGCTAAATCTTTCTTGTCCATCATCGACTCCTTATGTCGTTGCAACTGTAACTGTACCAACTTCTACCACTAAAACCAAGTTATTTGGGGTCAAACCGGCATCATTTGCTCTTGACCCGCCAACTGGTGCCCATCCCCACTGGAATACCCTGCTACCACCACCAACAATACCTTGCGCATCAATGCTTGGGCTGTTGGTCAACGCGATCTGCAAGCCTGTTCTGCCGGACACCTTGTAGCTCAAGTCGGGTCTTGGATCTCTCACGCCCTGCGGATCGTCCACAGGGTACATACCAAGCTGCAACTGGGGCTGATCTGGATCCCAGCATTGAGGGCACACCTTCAAGTCGTAGACCTTGGTCTTGACGACCAGCTTTTGCAGCACCGTCAGCTTGAATCTGAATCCGCACCGGTCGCACTCGGCAATCGAATTCTTGCCAGAGGAAAACCTGTTCCCCATTACGTACCGCTCCCAATGAACATCTGTCTAGGCACAAGACGCAACGCGGCGCGTTCCTGATCCTCGTCAGCCGCTGTCATCCACGCCTCGTCGTACTGTTGTTTAAGCACCTGTAGCCTGTCCATGCCACCGGGCACCTTTAGCGCAATGTAATAGGCCAAGCCAGCCACCATACAGGGCACAAAACGGAAGGGCACATCCATCACATTGACACCGTTACCGGCATCTTGCACACGACGCATACGCCAGTAGACAAACTGATAGGTCTGCGAGCCATCAGGCGTAGGCCACATAGTTATTCGAGGCACGTTGTTGATGTAAATCTTGGCGTTGGCACTTGCGGTATGAGAAGCGGCTGTTGTTCCGTTCTGCCCACGGAAGCAATTGCTCAAAGTGTTGCCATCAATGTAGTTGTAAAAGATGGTTTCGTTGTCAAGGTTGATGTAACCGATGGCAGGAAGCCCAACTACGTTGGACAAAACGATTGTGTTGGTTGTGGCGTTGATACTTGTGGCCAAAACCGCTGAAGTTGGGCTGACTTGGCCGTCCAAACGCTGATACCAAACCTGAATTGGTCGAGCTTGAGTCAATTTGTTGGGTAAAGTGGCGTAGGTTGACACGCTGATGCGCGTAATTGTCAAATCAGCCTGTGTTGACTGGACATTTGCCTGTGTGCGGATCACATGATCCAGCAAATCAACCGTATCTGTGGGGATTGCGTAGGTATTTAACCCTTGCGTCAGGGTAATGGTGCCCTGCTCAAACGTCCACATGTTGACACCGCGGTTTGCCCAGTCAGCAAACAACAAATTCAGCGACCGGCGAGCCGTTTTGAGGTCATAACCAGTGCGCAACTCTGAACCGGCACGCTCAAACGCCTCCTCCACCAGTTCGGTAAGGTCTAAATTAAAGCCTGCTGACCCAGAAGTTGTTGCCATGTCTTATCGTCTTCCAAAGGGGTTTTTCTTTGCCGCGAGATTTTGAATAGCACTTGCCACGCCCGGAGGAGTTCTGGGAGGCACAATAGAAGGTTTTGATGCCGCAGGGGTAGGTTGGTCTGTTCGTACCGGTCTACCGGGATTAAGAGACATTGCTGACGCGGGTCTGGGTTGTGTTGTTGATGTTGGAGGGGTGGGATTGCCGCCCAAAAGCGCCGCTAAGCCTGCGGGAGATTGCTGCTGTTGATAGGCTTGCTGAGCTTGTTGAGCCGCTTGCAAGTATGGGTTTTGCATACCGCCTTGTGGTTGTTGACTGGCTTGGTATGCCTGCTGCATATTTGCCATCATTTCTGGCGTGAATTGTTGCTGACCAAAACCGGGAGTAAAGCCTTCGCCGCCCATCATACGGGGATCCATAGGCGGCCGTGCAAAGCCGGGAGGTGCCGGAAAACTGTTGGTGTAGTCGGGCAACATTTCACCCATTGGGCCTCGAAGGGTGTTAGGAATTTGTGAAGGAATTTGCTCGTTTCCAACAGGAATAGGTTGTGACCCAAACTGGCCTGTTTGAAGCATTGGCTGCTGCGCACCGCCAAAAGCAGAAGCCCCCATATTGTTAATTTGACCGGCAACAGCATTGCCTGCCTGCCCCATAGGGCTTGGAGGGTTTACAGCAGGGCTTTGTGCCCCAATGCCCCCAGTTGATCCTGCTTGTGCGCCTGCCATAATGTCACTCCGTTTTTTAATCTTTGCATTTACTGCGCAACTTACAGCTTCTCTGCCGTCTCATGCGCTTTTAAAAGACTTTGCAGACGTTGAATTTCTTTGTCCCGCTCTTCCAGCTTACGCATAAGGCCATCGTTCATATCCGCCCACATCACGATTTGCTCCATGCGTTGCTTATGATCCCTGTGCATGAGTTCAAACATGCGCTCAGACATTTCAATTTGCTTTTGGATGAAAGTAAGAGTCATCTAAATCCTGCCGTTTTCTTTGCTATGCCTTTGGGTTGAGCCACAAACTGTTTACCAGCCGCTTTACCCTTGCGCTTGGCTTTGGTTGTCGCCGCATATTCTGCGGGGGATAAAGATTTAATCGCCGCTTCAGGGAGATACCTCTCACCTGTTTTTGACGAAGGCTTCCCCGATTTGGTACGCCATTTCTGGTCAGTCCAGTTTTTCAGGGAAGTCTGCGGTGCTTTCAATCTTTGTAGCCCCCACCTTTTGCCTTGTACTTCTTGGCCAGCAACTGCGCTTTGCGTGCTGACCACTGACCTGCCGCCGTGCCTTGCGTTGCTGAATTCTTGATGGAATTGAACAGCGACTTACGCATACTCGGCTTGGTGTAGTTTCCAGCGGCATTTACTTTGCCGCCTTCTTTATACACGTCCACCTTGTTCGGATCATCCTTGCGAGTGATCGTCTT